GCGACCTTGCCAGTGCGACGATCCTGTGGCGGCAAGCCATCATTGGGAGGAGCGATGAGCACTGAGGATCGCATTTATTGGACCGTGGTCGCGTTCCTCGCGGTCGTCGGCGCGGCAGTCGCCGCCGTTTTGCTTTGGCCCCGTCCGCAGCCAGTCATCGAGGTCGCCAAACCCGCCATAGTCCAATCGGACGAGTCGCTCATCCTTGAGCGCACGGACACGCAACCGAGCGTCAAGCCGCCTCATGTCGTGCCCAAAGGTTCAACGGTCGAGCGCGTTGTGCAGGTCAAGGTCAAGCCGAAGGTCGTAATCGCTGATGGTATCAAGGATGCGCCGAGTTTATCGCCTGACGCTAAACCGGCTAATAACCCAATAACCGTCGATCTGTCCTTGGTCCGGCTGACGGACGACACCAAGCGGGTCATCGCCTCGTCACCGGATGGCGAGATCGTCGGCGGCATGGACATCCCCATCGAGACGCTGACCTACAAGTCGCGAGTGTGGGCAGCAGGCATCAGCGTCGACCCGGTACATCAGGTTGGAGGTGTGTGGGTAGAGCGAGACATAGGCCGCATCCGGGTCGGCGCGGAAGTCGGCGCGAACAGGTATCACGATTTCGAAACGCGACTGAGGGTCGGGGTGACATGGTGACGGTGGAGCGCAGAAAGAACATGACGGACATTGCGGCCATGATCGCCGACGAGCCGGACCCAAAATTGCGGGCTGTACTGGCCGTGATTTCGGAGTTATTCGGGCGCCTGGAAAGCAAGCTGGATGCGGCATTGGAGGACGAGTCGACGCTGCGCAAGCTGGTACTAAATGGCCATGCGGACAACTTCCACGACAACATGCAGTGGGTGACGGATAGGAGACTGGCTAGGTGCGAAGAAGTCTGCACCTGGAGCAGGAGCAGGATGGACGATGAAGTGAAGGACGCCGATGCCGAGCGGAAGATGAAGTTCGGCATCAAGGAGCAGGTTATTGCGGGCTTGATCACGGCATTGGCACTGACGTGGCTGCCTAAATTGTTCAGTTTGTTCGGTGGATAGGGCATAGCCGCCTCGAAGAACAATAGGCAATAAGAAATCGTGGCCGGCGGCGATCAGCCGGTGAGTAAGAAGGAGTAACGGATATGACTTTGCAATACTCAACGACCGTGCGAAACGCACAACTAGATGCCATGGAAACGGCGGTCGGCGTTTCCGCCATCCTCAAGATTCGCAGCGGCTCCGCCCCGGCAAACTGCGGCACGGCTGACTCGGGCACCGTCCTGGCGACACTTAACCTGCCGAGCGACTGGATGGCCGCTGCTTCCGGTGGTGTCAAAGGCAAGTCAGGCACATGGTCAGACTCGAGTGCGGATGCCGGCGGTACGGCGGCGCACTTCCGGCTCTACGCATCGGACGGCACCACTTGCCACGCGCAGGGAACGGTCGGCACATCTGGTACGGACATGATCGTGGACAACACCAGCTTCTCGGCTGGCCAGTCCTTCACGATCACACAGTTCGACATCACCGCCGGCAACTCTTAGCAGGAGGACGACATGGACATCAAGACAAAAGTCACTTACATCGAGCAGGCCGTCCGTGGCATTTCGCGTGCGGACGACGCTGACTCCATCGTGCGCAATGCTGGCCTCGACAAGATTGTGGCGTTCATTGAGGCCGAACGCGTTGCAATGCAAGAGCGTGCGCTGGAAGCGGCAAAGGAGTTGGGATAAATCATGCTGACCGACACTCAAAAGCGAACCCTGGCCAATGCGCTGCGAGCCGAAACCAATCAAGCCGTGGTGGATGCGCTAGCGATCCGCAACGACGTGGCATTGACGGAATGGACGAATGCCAATTCGACAGCGGACGCATGGAACAACAGCATGGATGCGCGCTCGCTGTTTCAAGCGATGGACATTACCAAATACGACAACCTGACGGCAGGCAAGCGCGATGCCTGGCGTTGCATGCTGGACTACGCGCCGCACGACATGGCCAAGAACGCGAACCGAAAAGCCGCGCTTGACGTATGGGGGGCGGCCGATTCCGTGGCGGTGCTGCAATCTTGCGTTCGCAAGGCCACGAAGGGCGAAAACTATCTCGGCGGAACATCGGCGACAACCAACACCGTGACCGCGCTCAAGCTGAATTTTTCAGGCTATATCCCGATTCAGGAAGTTTCAGAATCGCTCAACCGCTTCTAGGGACAGAACATGGCCAACGAAGCGAAAATGGTGTTCGGCAGCGAAACGACGGTGATCAGCCTTGCTGCGGCCTTGGCGTCAGGGGCCAATACCTACAGTGGCTTGACCGGCTGCACGATGACGCAACTGGACAACTCGACGGCGCTATATCCTGATGCCATTGCCATCCTGTCGATCACGGATACTTTTGCGGCGGCACCCACGGCGGGTGGCACGATTGATCTGTACATGACGCTTGACGACATCAGCGGCACGAGCGATGAAACGCCGGCACCAGCTTCTAGCGACATCACTTACCTGGCGAAATACTGCGGGTCATGGGCGATTGACAATCAGGACGTGGCCCAACTCAAGCCGTTGATGATTTCGCTCAAGGGCGTGAAGAAAGCGCAGTTCTACATCGCCAACAACAGCGGTCAGCAGATCAGCTACACCAGCACTGCAACGACCGTAAAAATCACGCCATTTACCATCGGGCCGACCTGATCGATGGCGTTCATCCTGCCCATCGAAGAGCCGTGGACCAGCCAGCCGCAGGTGGCGGTGACGGTTGCTTCTAGTTATAAAGACAGTCTCAAACTAACGGAGGTTGTGCTACCAAACTGCGGCGCACTTTCTAAGACCCTTATAATGGGGTACACGCCTAGTGTCTTAGGTGGAACAGTCTTAGATGGTGTTGGTGTCGGTGGGCGTTCTATTTATTTTGGCACCAATCAGCTTAACTGTGCTATTGGTATCGCTGCTGATGCTGATAACGTATTCACTAGCACAAGCACAGCCAGTATTTTCATATTAAGACAGTCGTTAACAACCTCTATTTACACGGCTTGGACGGAAAGCTGGGGGTATAACGCTGGTGTATCGGATCGTGTAATGGCTCACATGCCGGGAACAGATGGTTATGTATATTTTGATTTTGGGTCAACAGGAACAAGCAACAGAATATCAACACCATCAACAGTAACAAAATCAACCAATGTAGAATCATGGTGCTTTGTTGCTGGCCCGAATAAAGGCCGGGAAATATGGCGTAACGGTATAAAACTTGCGGGCGATGCGTCAAAAACTGGCACCAGGCCAACAACATCTCAATCGTTGCGTTTAGGGTCAATGCCAACTGATTATTGCGATCGGGAGCATATATACCTGTTTATGGTTGGGGTTAAAGAGTGGTCGGATTCGCAGATTAAATCTATCTCCGCAAACCCCTGGCAAATCTTCGCGCCGTAAGCCATGCCGATCAGATATTTATTTGTTCCTGATGCGGGCGGCGGTGGGATAAGTGGCGCCCTTGCCTTGACGCAAGCTGGAGATACGGCGGCGGCAAGCGGGCAACTGGCGCTATCCGGTGCCACTGCAACAACTCAGGACAACAACACAGCTTCGGCCAATGGCCAACTGGCGATATCCGGGTCAGCCAGTACAACACAGGCGGGCAACACGCTCGCCGCGACGGGCCAGGGTTCGGTTGCCATTTACGGCGCGCTGGCAGTTTCGCAGGCGGGTGATTCTGTAGCGTCCTCCGGTCAGGTTGCCATCGCAGGGTCGGTGTCGGCTACGCAGGCAGACAATGCGTTGTCTGCTGCCGGCCAACTGGCAATTTCTGGCACGACATCCGCAACCCAAGCGGGCAATACGCTCGCGTCGCAGGGAACGAACGCGGCCTCCGGGTACGTCATCGCAACGCAGGCCGGAAACACCCTGACGGGAATTGGCGCGTTGTCGTTGTCCGGTTATCTGTCTGCGACTCAATCCGGAGATTCTCTGACGGCTTCTGCGGTGCTGGCCATCGCCGGTTCTCTGCCGGTGCAGCAAGACGCCAATACGCTGACGGCGAACGGAACGATTGCCAGTATCGGCGCACTCACGGCCACGCAGACGGATCAGGTGTTGACCGCGCTCGGTGCCTCGTCGGCTGGTCTGACCGATTCGCAGAAGATCGATTTGATCCTCAAGATTCTCTCTGACAAGCAGACACTAAACCCGGCGACCGGCATCTACACGCTCTACGACACCGACGGAACGACCGTGCTCTACACGGCGGCGGCCTGGGAAGACACGGGGGGAACTATCCCGTATCGCGGTCAGCAGCTTCAGCGCCTTGACCCGCTGACATGAGCGACCCTCGTCTGGACAGCGCCCTCGCGCTGCTGACCGGGAAGAAGGTCTACGACCCGGCCACGAAACTCTGGCGAGTCTATGACAACAACGGGGTAGAGCTTGCCGACCCAGGCGGTGTGCTGCTGCGGGGATTGCATGGCTGGTTGTTGCAGGCGAATGTTCAGCAGGCGGCGAACGGCGACTGGCTCATCCGTGCCAGGCGCAGAGGCAGGCGGTAACCCTAGGGGGGCATCCCGATAATCGCTCTGTACCCCGAGCGAGGCAGGGATGGATATCGAACCGCAAGACGACCTGTTGCCTGAAGAGATCGAGCAACTCGAGGCGCTACAAAAGGCGCAACTCACCGAAAAGATCGAAGCCCTGGGCAGGGCCATTGCCGGCAAGCGCAAGGCGGCGGTCGATGGTCGTTCTGGTTCCGGCATCGAGGATGAATGGCGCGAGGCGGAAGACGCCTATCTTGGTGTCGATGACGCCAATCGTGCCACCACGGGCGGCGTCAAGCCGTTACATCCGAGCGGCACGCCGACCTTCGAGCGAGGCGCGACCAATGAAGGGCGTGCCACCCTGCTGCTCAATATCACCCGTCCCTATACCGACGCGGCAAGTGCCCGGGTCGGGGACATGCTGCTTCCGACCGACGATCGCAATTGGGTGCTGAAGCCCACGCCGATCGCGCAGCAGCAACAGTTGCCGCCAGCCAGCCCCGCCGGTCAGCCTGTGACCGGGGCAGGCCCCCTCCCTCCTGCCCCTAATGGACCCCCGCTGGCGGCACCCGGCATGGTTGCTGCACAACCCGGCATGCCACAGCCCGCGTCCGCCATGCTGCTTGACGCCGAGGACCAGGCCGAGCAGGTCAGTGTCGCCGCCCGTCGCGCCGCCGCAAAGGCGCAGAAGCAGGTCGAGGACTGGCACATCGAATGTGGTTATCACGCCGAGATGCGCAAGGTCATCGAGAACTGTAGCCGCCTTGGCACTGGGATTCTCAAGGGTCCGTTCCCGACCAAGAAGACGCGGATCAAGTCAATTCAATCGCCGGAAGGCCAAACCCTGGCCATGATTGAAACCATCAACCCGGCAAGTCGCAGCATCAACCCATGGAACTTCTATCCAGACCCGTCTTGCGGGGAAAACATCCACGACGGTCAGTATGTTTTCGAACGTGACGACATCACCGGAAGAAAGCTGCGCGACCTCATCGGTGTGCCAGGATATCTCACCGAGCAGATCGAGGAAATCCTGATCGAAGGCCCTGGATGCAAGTACAAGGGAAACGGAATCCCGCAGCATCAGGTCAAGCCAGATGATGACGGGTTCGAGATATGGTACTACTACGGCTTTCTCGAAAAGGAAGACCTCGAGGCTGCTGGCGTTGACCTTAGCGAAGACGCCGATGCTCTGATCACGCTTCCGGCTATCGTCACACTGGTCAATGACCGGGCCATTTGTATCGTTCTGAACCCGCTGGACAGTGGCGAGTTTCCATACGACATTATGCCATGGCAGAGACGCCCGGGATTTTGGGCGGGGGTCGGGGTTCCGAAGCAGATTCAGCCGGCCCAACGGATGATCACCGCCGCGAACCGAAACATGCTGGACAACGCCGGCATCAGCGGCGGGCCGCTCATCGGAATCAGGATGGGCGCGGTCGAGCCGGCTGACGGCAAATGGACGCTCAGTCCGAGGAAGCATTACTTCGTCAAGGCCGACGCCGACGTCAGGTCGATCCGCGAGGCGATCGACGCGATCATCATTCCGAGCAATCAGGTTGAGATGCTGAACATCATCAACTTCGGCCTGAAGGTGGCGGAAGACATCACTGGACTGCCCTTGATCATGCAGGGGCAGCAGGGGTCCGCGCCTGACACGGTGGGCGGTATGCAGATGGTGAATAACAACGCCAGCACTGTCCTGCGCAGGATTGCCCGCAATTACGACGATTGCATCACTGAACCGCACATTCGACGTTATTACCAGTACCTCTTGATGTATGGCGAGGATGATTCCGCCAAGGGGGACTTCATGATCGACGCTCGCGGCAGCACGGCGCTGGTGGAACGTGAACTTCAGAACCAGTCGATCATGCAGATGGGCAACATGGTCATGAATCCTGTCTTCGAGATCAGTCCGAAGAAATGGATGGAAGAGTGGCTCAAGTCGCAGCGTCTCGACCCCGAGCGGTTCAGGATGAGCCAGGAAGAAAGGCAGGCCGTGTCGCAACGTCCGCCACCGGAAGCACCGCAGGTCACCGTGGCCAAGATTCGTGCGCAGACCGATCAGCTTCGGATCAAGACCGACATGGACCGGGATGTCGTATATGCCAAGGCCGAGGCGGATCGCACCCGCATCGAAGCCATGTCGCGCCGCGAGGAATTGATGCTCAAGCGCGAACTGGCCTACGTGCAATTGCAAATCCAGAAGGGCATTAACGTCGACGACAACAAGGTTCGACTCGCCGAAACCGCCGCCAAGCTCCGGACGCAAAAAGAGTTGACCTTGATCGGCATGCAGAAGGATTTGCACATGCACCACAACCCGACGCCACAGGTTCTTCCGCCACCCGCCGAGCCAGCCGGGCGTGCGCCTCCCGGACAGGCATTTGCGAGGTAACCCATGATCGCCGAACTGATAGCCCGTGTTTTCGCCACTCGCAACGCCGCGCATAACGCTCATCTGCGCACCCGCAGCTATGCGCAACACGAAGCACTTGGCGCTTTCTATGCCGAAGTGATCGATGCCGTCGATACCGTTGCAGAAGCCTGGATGGGGGCCTTCGGCGAGTTGCCCGAGTTGCCGCCCGTCGATATGCCAGGTGAAAACATTCTTGCCCATCTTCGCGATGAGGCCGATTGGATCGAAGTCAATCGCGCATCGATCGCAGACGAGTACGACGCCATCGCCAATCTGGTGGATGGCATCACGGCGGTCTATCTGAAGGCCATCTACAAGCTTTCTCGCCTATCCTGATGAAGCTCTCTGAAGGCGAGCGCATGTCCGCGCTCTGGCGCAAGCTCGAGCAGCACCTGACCGACCGGCTCGCCACGCTGCGAGCCAGGAACGACGGCAACCTTCCCCCGGATGAAACCGCGAAGGTGCGCGGTCAGATTGCCGAAGTGAAGTCCTTCCTTGAAATCGGCACACCCAAACTCGTCATCGACGAATAAATCATCGACCCTCGGGGGGCATAGCCAAAATCAATCGCACTACTGCTGGCGATAGCCACCGGTAAATGCGTTGGCCGCTTCGGCGCCCGACATCTGTGAACGATTTTGGAGATTTGCCGTGACCGTTGAACAGGTCGAGCAACAACCCATTCAGGAAGTAACGGAAGAGCAGCAAGCATTGCATGAGGCCGCCGCCTTCGCGGAAGCGTTTGCCAAAACACGGGGTGAAGAACCCCCGCAGGAAGCAGCGCCAGAACCGCAGGCGGCACCGGAACAGCCCGAAGAGCCGACTAAAGCCATTGCCGAGCCGCCGCCCGCAGAGGGTGCCAGCGAGGAAGGGCATTATGTCATTCCAGGTCTCGGGTTGACCGAGGGGGAGCTTAAGGCCGCGATTCTCAAGGCCAACGAGGTAGACAGCGTCAAGGCCCACATCGAAAAAGCCTTCGGGAAAATTGGTGAGGTCTTTAGGAAGCAGCAGGCGCTGGAGCAGCGTAACCAAGCCATGCCGTCCGGTGGCCAGGTCAAGCTGACCTCGGAAAGTTTCAAGCGCATGCATACGCAGTGGCCGGAGATGGCGGCCGATTTGGCACAGGACCTTAGTGAGGCGCTGGCCAATGTCGGAGGTTCAGCTGCTGCTGCCGCGTTCGATCCGTCAGAGATTGAGCGCATCGTCGCCGTGCGTGTTTCGGAAACCGAGAAGAATCTCAATCAGTCCGTCGAACGCCGCCTGCTGTCCCGCTCTCACCCGGATTGGGAAGGCGTCGTTACATCGCCCGACTTCTCGCTATGGAAGCAGAATGTTCTCAAGGAGGAAGAGCGGGCAACCCTCGATGCCTCATGGGACGCTGATTTCATCGGCAAGAAGATCGACGAGTTCCGTTCCTGGAAAGACAAGTCACAGCAATCCCGTACCAACAAACAGAAGCGCCTCGAGGCGGCGATCCAGCCGACCGGTGGGGCGGTTCCCACTTCAAAACTCAGCGAAGACGACGCTTTTCATGCCGGCTTCAAGTTGGCGCGCGGTCTTCGGTAAATAGGAGAAAGACATGGCAATCCAAAGTTATGCACTGTCCCCGCAGCGGATCGGCAAGCTCAAGGGCGAAATCCTTGGTCACGCCGTCGCGGTCGAAGTTCTCGGTGTTACTGGCATGCAACGCCAGATTCCGAAGAACAGTGGCGACACCGTGGTTTATCGTCGCTGGCTGCCCTATGGCGGCACGAGCGGCGCCGTCTCTGGCGGCATCGATCCGCAGGACCGCTTTTTTGCTAACAACACCACCGTTGATCGCACGGCCGCATTGGCCTCAGCGCATCTGACGGCGGAAGGCGTGACCCCGGCTGCGGAAACGATGATCCCGGTCGACGTGACGGTCGCCTTGCAGCAATACTCCGTCCTGTACGGATTGACCGACAAGACCGTCGACCTCTACGAAGACGACGTTGCCGAAGAGATGAAGAAGCAAACCGGCGAACGGGTCGGCCTGCTTCGCGAGATGGTTCGCTACGGCGCTCTGACGGGATGCACCAACGTCTTCTATAGCGGTGGCGCCTCGCGTGCGGCGATTTCCGGCAAATTGACTCTCAACCTGTTGCGCAAGATTTCGCGCAGCTTGCAGGTCAACCATGCCAGGCGGATCACGTCGGTCCTGGCGCCATCGGCGGACTTCGCGACCGCCCCGGTGGAAGCGTCGTATCTGGTGTTCGGCAGTTCCGACCTGGAATCCGATGTCCGCGACATCCCCGGTTTCATTCCCGTCGCGTCGTATGGCAGCCGCAAGCCGATCAATGAAAACGAAATCGGCGCCGTCGAGAATTTCCGATTCATCACTTCTCCGGAACTGGTGGCGATTCAGGATGCCGCCACGAGCACGACCGCCTCGGCGTATGGCTTGCTCTCGACTACCGGCACCAACCCGGATGTCTATCGCGTGGTCGTGGCAGCGGAAGACGCCTGGGGCCAGTTAGCGCTGCGTGGCGCGAACGCTCTCACCCCGACCTACATTCCGCCCGGCCAGATGGACAAGAACGATCCGCTCGGACAGCGCGGTTATATCGGCGCCAAGTTCTACATGAACGCCACGGTGCTGAATAACGGCTGGATGGCGATCGCCGAAGTCGGCGCTTCCGCCCTGTAATTGACGGGGCAGGGAATCCTGCCCCTACAACTGAAAGGATACTCAAATGGCAATTGGCAATCTTGCAACCGGCACGCTGGCGATTCCGACCTCGACCACGAACATGCTTTCCGGCATTACGGGCGCTGCGACCACTTACACGGCCACGCAGTTCGCGTTTGCGATCGATGGCAAGGCGTATCTGAAGGCGACTGCTTCTGGCGCGGCCACGCCGACCACCGATTCGGCGGGCGGCACGCTGGTGCTCGCTCCCGCTTACGGAACGGTCGTCGTCTGGTGTGTGAACTCCAGTGGCACCGTGTCTGTCTATCGCGGTGAAACCGTGGCCCTCGACGGCAGCAACGCCTTTACGCGCGCCCCGGCCTTCCCGGCGATTCCGGGCACCGTCTGTCCGTTCGCTTACACGACTCACCGAAATTACGGTGGCTCGAACTTCACGATCGGCTCGACCAACTGGAACACCGGCAGCACGGCTCATGCAACTCAAAACTGCATGTACCTGCCCGAGCGTCCGCAGACCAGCTAATCGATTGGGTAGTACCGGTGCCGTGGGCTTCGTGCTCACGGCAACCTTAAACGATAAAGGACATTCATCATGCAACTTTGGAAATCCATGGCCGACCTACTGGTCAGCAAGAAACTCACCCTTGGCAAGAATGCTCAGGTTGTCGCGTTCAACTCGAGCGGTGTCGAGGTTCCTGTCGCCTTGGGGGCTGTCGAGGCCCGCAGCGCGGCCAGTACCTTGTCTCAATACGACAACGGCAAGACCATCCTGCTCAACTCGACCACGGCCTTCGCAACCACGTTGCCGTCGCCGTTCATGGGTGGGCGGTTCAAGTTCATCGTGACCGGCATCCCCGGCGCCAGCGCCCACACGATCGTGGCGGGCAGCGCCATTATCAAAGGGTCGGTGTCGTCCGCCGACCTGGCCAACGCATCGGCTGCGGCCTCGACTACGGGTGGTACGACCATCAGCCTGACCACAACCGCGTATGTCGGTGACTGGATCGAAGTCGTCAGCAACGGCGTCAACTGGCTGTTGTCTGGTTCTGTCAAGGCGCAGGGTGGCCTGACTATCGCCTAATCGTTTCGCGCTCCTCCCAGGCAGTACCTTGGCCCGCCCATGTGGCGGGCTTTTTACATCCACCCTTGGGGGGTAAATCCAGAATGACCTCGTTCTAATTTCTGGAAGGAAACCAACATGGGACGTTATCCGACGAAGGGCATTGACGCTGCCGCGCAGGACATCAATCAACCCGAGGATGTGATCCTGCCCGGCATGGACGATGGCCCTATCCGGCGCACCGACCAGATCATCGAACCAGTCGATGGCCCGGTGTCCAATAGCATGCTTGGCGAGATGGCTTTCAGCGAAGAGATGATCGATGTCGTCGTGCATGAGAGCACCGACCCCAATGCCGAAAACCCGGTAATGGTTTATTGCAATGGCGTGCCGCAGTTCTTCCTGCGCGGTCAGACGCAGACCGTCAAGCGCAAGTTCGTCGAAGTCCTGGCCAGGGCGAAGCAGACGGCGATCCAGACCGTTGAGCGGCCGATGATGGGCGATACCGTTGTCAGGAAGGCTCGCAGCCTGCGCTACCCGTTCTCGATCGTCCAGGATCGCAATCCGAACGGCACGGTATGGATTCGCAAGGTACTGGCTGAAGCCTGATGACATTACTTGATCTCGTCAACAGGCTTCGGATTGAAAGCGGGGCATCTGGCGGAACGTTAACCACGCTCGCCTCGCCGACAAAAGAGGTCGAGCGGATGACTAACTGGATCATCCAGTCAGACTTGGAAATCCAGGAACTACATCACGACTGGAACTTCCTGCGTGCCGAGATTGAATTCGACACGGTGGCCGGTGATTGGAGTTATACCCCGGTTACCGACATCACCGCGATCACAAAATTCGCGCAGTGGAAGACGGACGATCTGCGCGTCTATCTCAAGTCGGCGGGGTATGGCAGCGAAACACACCTTGGCGAGGCGATGGCGTATGACGCCTTCCGGTCCTACTGGCGATTCAACATGCGCCGCAGCACGCAATCCCGCCCTGTCTCGTGGGCAGTGGCGCCCGATCATTCCCTGGTGCTTGGCCCGGTTCCCAACGATGTTTATACGGTGGTTGGCGAGTATTTCAAGGAACCCACCCTGATGTCCGCAGACACGGACACGAGCGCCATTCCGTCACGCTACCAGATGGTGATCGTTTATCGGGCCATGATGAAATACGCGCCCTATGAAGCCGCAGGCGAAATTTATCAGGCCGGCAAGGACGAGTATCGGAAGATGCTCGATGCGCTTGAAATTAACCAGTTGCCGAAAATGCAATTGGCAGGGGCGCTTGTCTGATGTCTATTGGGCAGATCAGGTGGCCGGCGATTCAGTATTCGCTCATCCAGATGGGCGGTGGCCTTGACCTTATCACGCCGACACTTTCGCTCAAGCCTGGTGTTCTTCGCGAAGCGCTGAATTTTGAATGTAACGTGACCGGTGGCTATAGCAGCATCAGCGGTTACGAACGTTATGACGGTCATGCGGCGCCGAGCAGCGGGACATATGTGGCGCTCGATGTCAACATGGTTCCCGCAATCGTGATCAATATCGGCGATTCGGTTAGCGGCGCAACGTCTGGAGCGACCGGAACGATTATTGCCACGTCTTCGTCGATGCTCGTGATTGCCAATCCGAGCGGCACATTCATTGTTGGCGAAGACATCAATCGTAGCGGAAGCCCAATTGCCGAGGTTGTGGCATTCAGTACCGTTGACACACCGAAAAGCAACGCCGTGTATCTTGCGGCGGCGGCGGACATCTTGCGCGCAAGTATTGCCAAGCCGTCCGGCTCGGGGCCGATTCGCGGGGTATTCTTTTTCGGCGGGTCGGTCTATGCGTTGAGAAACAACGTCGGCGGGACAGCGGCGGTTCTGTACAAGTCATCTGCCGCCGGCTGGACGGCGGTGACGTTCTACAGTAAATTGTCGTTCAGTTCCGGGCTGGTCAAGCCCGCTGAAGGGGCCACGCTTTACGGCAATACATCAACCGCGACCGGGGTCGTCAAGCGTGTCGTGACGCGCACGGGCACATGGGGCAGCACCGCTGCCGGGACCGTGGTTATCCAGATCACGAGCGGCGCATTCCAGAACGGGGAATCGGTCAAGCTCGGCAGCGGGGCGGGAGCGGTGCAATTCACTGCGGCATCGGCATCGTCGGCCATCACTCTGTTGCCAGGTGGCCGACTGGAAACCGTTGAGGCGTCGATCATCGGCAACACTACCTTGCCGCGAATCTATGGCGCCGATGGCGTCAATCCGGCCTGGGAATTCGACGGCACGACGCTGGTGCCGATCCATACCGGCATGACCACGGACACACCAAAGCACATCGCGGCGCATAAAGACCATCTGTGGTTGTCCTATGGCGCGAGTCTGCAATACTCTGGATTGGCCGACCCGTATGCCTGGACGCTGGTGCTCGGTGCCGGCGAAATCAACGCGGGCGAGGAAATCACCAACCTGCTTCCCCAACCAGGATCGGATTCGTCGGCGGCTCTCGCGGTTATCACCAAGAACGGCACGAAGTTCTTCTACGGCACGCCGGGGGGCAGTTCGGCGCAGTTGGTGACATATAACTCTGGCGTGGGCGGCAGGCACTATACCGCGCAGAACCTGATGAACGCCCATGTCCTTGATGACCGTGGCGTGATATCGATCGCCACGTCACTCAACTTCGGCAATTTCGACACAGCAACCCTGACCTTCGCCATGCAGCCGTGGATTGTTTCTAAGCGCACCATTGCATCTGCGTCATGCGTAAATCGCGAAAAGTCACAGCATCGCGTGTTCTTCAGCGATGGATCGGCGCTTTACACCACTGTGGTCAATGGTCAATTCATGGGCGCCCTGCCGCAGTTCTTTCCGGACGCGGTGAATTGTGCCTGGAACGGCGAGGATGACGACGGCGATGAAATCACGTTTGTCGGCTCGAGCGACGGATGGGTATATCAGTTTGACAAGGGCACGTCGTTCGACGGCGCCAATATTCCCGCTTACATCACGCTCAACTATGACCCGTCGAGATCGCCGCGCATTCTGAAAAGTTATCGGCGCGCTGTAACAGAAGTGTTCGGCAACACCTACGCCGAATTGCAGGCGTCCTACAAACTCGGTTATGCCAAGAGTGAGTATGGCATCCCGTCATGGGACACCTATACCGCGACCATGATGCAAGGCGGGTGGGATGGCATTGTGCATTGGGACAGTGGCGCATCCTGGGATACGCAGAGCATTGCGCCTGTCGAGATCGAAATGACCGGCACCGCAGAGAATGTGGCGCTCTCATTCTCTACCGACAACAATTTTTCCGGGCCGATCACCATCACGTCGTCGATCATTCATTACATCATTCGAAGAGGTCTAAGGTGAGCAACGAGTTCTATACCCGCACCAGTCTTCCGTCGCCAGGGGGCGCCCTGTTGTCGTCGCAGATACGGGCGGAACACGCCCTGATCGAGGCGGCATTCGACAAACTGCCGACCATGACGGGCAATGCCAACTACTACGTTGCCATCAATAGCAGCGGAACCAAGTTGGTGGCGGTGCTCGCCCCGAGCGGCACGCTGCCGACGCAAAGTGGCAACGCCGGGAAGCAGCTTTTCACGGATGGCACCAACGCCTACTGGCGCCTGATGCAAAAAGACTGGGAAATCAAAAGCGGCCCTTATACGGCGGCGGTTGGCGATCAAATCATGGTCGACACATCTGCTGGTGCAATAACGATTACGTTGCCGGCGAGTCCGGCATCGACCGATGCGCCAATCTTGATCTGCGACTACAAGGGCACGTTCGGCACCTACAACTGTACCGTTGCGCGAAACGGCAAGAACATTAATGGTTCGGCGGTCGATTACACCGCAGATTTGAATTTTGAGATGCGGGGCTTCGTATATGTCGACAGCACCGTTGGATGGAGGAGCTTCTGATGACGAATAAATCTAGCGAGATTTTTGGCGGCGGTATCAGGATGCTCCAGCGTGGTACTACCACTATCGCTGCAAGCGCTAACACTGGCACATCCACGCTCTCCCCGAGCATCACTAACACCAGTAAAGCACTGCTGACTGTGCTTGGCAGCAGTACTTCAAGTACGTCTGTGTCAACAGGAGCAGCACGGCTTTCGCTGACTGATGCATCAACACTTACGGCTACTAGACAGGCAACGGACACATCAACGGTTAACGTTTCGTGGCAACTCGTGGAGTATTACTAATGCTTTACGTTCAGCTAGATTCAAATGGCGTCTGCGTGTCCGAAGTAGAAACTTCTGGTTCTGTCGTGCCCAATGGAGCCTTTGAGGTTCAGGCGCTTGGCAACATCGGGAAGCGGTGGAATGGAGTCTTCTTTGAATCTCCATCATCCCTGACCCCGCCGTCAGTCACGCCGCGCCAATTCCGGCAGGCGCTGACGCGCACCGGCCTGCGCTCCGCAGTCGAAGCCTTCGTCGCCAGTGC